AGCAGTCACAGTGCTATTAGGGGCAGTCTCAGCATTTGCAGTTACAGCACCACCATTAACATTCCAATAGGCATTGTCTAGTTGCTCACTGTAGGCAAGGATATTCCTACGAGCAGTAGCAGAACCTTGAGCAGCTACACAGTTGGGATCACCCAGAAGGAAGGTTCCAATCTGCCCCTTGAGACTAAGTAGGAAAGCAACCCAATATTCTGCATCTGGACGTTTCATAGGGGGAAGAGAGATGGAAGCAGCCCACCGTTGTCCGGGGTGAGCTACAACCTGTTGTTGATAGGTAAAGGGAGATTGACTGATGGCTACAGCATTCTCAGCAGAGAGGGTGATGTTGGCAATCCCAATGTTAGTCGGGGTACTGAGGGGATAGCTGATCATACTTGTTGCTCTTTTCTAGATTGAGTTTTGCTGGAATAACCCTAAGATTCCAAGGCACATGTAAGCCACAAACATTTTTACCTTGCAAGGGGACGATGTGGTCTACGTGATATTTTTCACCCGTTGCTTCTGATATAATATTGCATAGTTTATAAGTTCTATTCATATGGGCATTTTGTTCACTGGTTAACCAAGGAGGGGTCGCACTAAGTTTTCTTGCGTGTCTTCGAGCTTGTTTAGCACAGTTCTTATCAGGGTTATTTTTAAGCCAAGTTTTGCTGCAGTTTGCCCGTTTAATTTTTAGCTCTTCAGAGGTTTTGTTGTCGTGGTACCACTTTAAAGCTTTTTCACGGCTCTTTTCCAAATTTTCGGCTGTCCATACTTTTGTATGTTGTCTTTTGCAATCTGCACAAATCGTACAAAAGCCATCTTTTTTATAAGAGTCTTTATGAAACTCCGTTTTTTGTTGCTTGCACTTATTGCATAACTTTTTACGCAGTTCCATATTAACCTCTTATCGAAAAGCAGCGGCGAATTGTCCACCACGTTGTTTAGCATCAAGCACAGCAGCCTTAGTGGCATTAGTGATTTGTGGTATCATCTTTGCTACTTCAGTACGAACCATAGCTGCATCGCTACCAGTGACATTGATTGACAAGTTCTGAGTGAAATTGCCACCCCCACCGATAGCACTAGCAGTTTGCTTCGCATTAACTACAGTACCAGAGTGACGGGGGATCACAAGTTCAGGCCCTTTCTCACCAACCATGTAAGCCGTATTAGCCATCATGGAACCACCAGCAGCACGACCCGGAGCACGAGGAGGAGCCATAGAAGGAGAATGTCCTTTAGAAGGCATAATGAACCCGGACACACTATTTACAAGTTGTTGGACAACAAGTACACGGTAGAGTTCTTTGATAATCTCAGCCGCCATAGTCTTGAAGGCATCTTTAGCAGACTTAGTACCATCTACTATCGACATCAAAGTATCTTCCATAGCAGACTTTACAGTACCCAGAAGACTGATGCGCTGATTGTCAAGGTCGATCAAACGTTGAGTCTCAGCAGCCTCTTGTACCAGCCCTGCAATAACTTGTGGGCTTGTCGTGCTGAACTCTTCACCAAGAGCCTGACGGACTTTCTGATAGGCTTCGGAAGTACCAATCAGTTCCCTCTCTACAGCAAGTTGTTCTTGTAGTTTCTCAATCGCAGTCTGAGTGGCTTCCGTAGGACCCGTGCCACCCTGAGTTCCAGCAGCGGCTGCGTCAGCAGCAGCCTTTTGGTTAATAGCAACCCGCCCTTTTATGACAGCACCCCTATACTGCATATCATTCAGGTTTACTTCTGGTCTGCCACCGCCACCCATGAGGACAGAAGCAGCAGCAGGGGCCTTTTGTGTAGCTGCTGCATATGCTGCTTGCAAAGCACCTGCCAAATCCCAGCCATTCCTAGCTGCCAAGGCAACAATAGAGGATAGATCAACCAAGGAGAACTTAACACCCGCTGCAAGAGCGTCTTCCATAGCCTTATTAAAGCCTTCAGCATCCTTCTTAGCGCCAAGAAGTTGTAGGTTCTTGACAATGTAGTCAACGGCTACCGCTTGTCTTTCTGCTGCTTTGGCTTGATCAGTCCAGTATTGGCTCTTTGCTACAGTTTTATCTATAGCCGCTTGATAGGTTTGTTCAGCAGCAAGTCTTTCTTGTGCTCTAGCCCTATCTGCGTTTCTTTGGTTCTCAGCAACTACAACTTCGCTTTTACGTAGGGCAAGCATGTCTTGTTGAGATTGGTAGATAAGTACAAGGTCTGCAATTTGAGCATCATTAAGATCACCACTAGACCTAAGACGCTCTTCATAATTCTTGCGGTCTGCTTCAGCTTCTAACTTTTTGAACGCAAAAGAGTCTTCACCAAGCTTTATTCTTGCTTCTTCAAGATCAAAGGTATCCCATAGAATATCGTGTTGCTTTTGGTAAACAACAGCCATTCTTTCTTCAACAAGTCGGAGTGTCTCAGCAGCTTTATTGCGAGCCTCTTGCGCAGCTAACAAATCCCCTTCTGCATTAGATAGGGTAAGGAGGTTGTATAAAGCTGCCCCTGTGCTAACTCCCGGAGCAAAACCTGTCGCAGACCTCCTCGAAGCATTTTCTTGTGCTTGCTTTAGCTTCTTGTCTGCCTCGTTCAAGGCGGCTATAGCTTCTTCCAAACCCGTAGAGGATATAAGTTCATCCTTAGTCACACCCAAGGAAGCAGCCTTCTTTGTGAGTAGGTAATCTTTAAGAGCAGAGTCAAGGGACCTGATCCTATCTTCTGCATCCTTTATTGGGCCATCGGCTGCCTCTTTAGCTTCTTTACCGGAGTTAAAGAAAGCCATCGCAAGCATTGCCAGCAAAGGAATGGCAATAGTGAATACGGAAATTGCTACACCCATGCTGATACTGAAGCCCAAAAGGGCGATCCTAGCCTCTTGAAAGCGGTCTGGCATGAGATAAAGAAGACCAGCTAACTGTGTAGCCTGCTGGCTAAAGGCAACTAGTGGATTAGTCCCACCTTGTACCTGCACAATGAAGTCACTAACCTGATAACCAGTCTGTTGGGCGGCTACACCCATTCTGTTCATACCATCGGATGTCTGGTTGATGTGTTGGTTGAAGTTGCCTGCACGAACTTGAGCGAGTTGTGCTTGGTACTGCTGTAGTGTTATAATGTTAGAGCGGTATGCTTCACGAAGATCACGCATGGCTTGGCGCTGACGCTCAAACAAGGCATAACCTTCTTGAAAACGCCTACGCAAATCTAGTTGCCTATCAGCAAGAACTTTAGCTGCTGCCGCTGCTTGTTGTTGTGCTAGAGCCAGTGCTTTAGCAGCTTGTTCAGCAGCACGAGCAGCATCTTGTCTTTTTAGTTCCGCAGCATACGCACGAACTGCCGTTGTAGCTTGTGCCGAAGACAACCCCATCCTTTGATAGGCAGTTCTTATTTGAAGAATACCCAAATTATAAGCAGAACTACTAATGGTCCCTTTTTGCTGTGCAGTAACAAGTTCACGGATATTGTTTTGGAGAGTGTTGACCCCCCTAGACAAGTTAATAACAGAGAGTTTTTTTACGGCTTGACCAAAGTTATCGAGTTTTTCCTTGGCACTAACCATTGAGGAGACATCTACTGTAAGAGTAATATCAGCCATTTTTATTCACAACCCTCAAGTAAACGGTATCTAGTTTCTTAACTACCTCAACTTCCCAAGGTAGCAATATGTTATGTGTCATACGTTGCCAAGCATCAATCTCTTGGTAACTGATAGGAACGGGTCCAGAAAACCCTTGACCTCTGGTGCTATTGAGCAATAAAAAAGCAGTCCAGACGTATTCCAGTAACTCTGGGAACTCAGGTCCCTGTAGAGCCAATGGTGTTCGTCCAGACTGCTTTTCCACTTCCTGTAAATGTTCTCTCTCGGTCACACCATTCTTGTCAGGAATAGAGAGTTTGAAGTGCCACTCTGCATACTCCCCTAGATCAAGGATTAGACCTTCAAAAAAGCAGAGTAATCCTCTTGGGCATCAATTACTTGTTGCTTAAGCCAAGGAACCTTAGCGTAGAGGTCAGCAGCCTCTGCTACAGTAAACTTAGGGGACTTGTTATTGAACTGAATGTCCCAGTCCTTAGTCGTCTTAGCCAGAAGGTCCAGCATGGAGTTTTCCAACTCTTCAGCAGTGAAAGTAACTTTCTTACCTTTGGCTGCCTTCTGGATACGCTTGTTGGTTTGTTCGTGAATCTGTGCTTTGTAGACACTAGAGTGAGGCGCATACACCGTGATGATCATAGGCTTCCCATCATCCTTGAGGAGTGCCTCTTCGGTTACAGGGTGCTTGATTTCAACAGTGATAGTGTCGTCAGTCGGGATCATATTGAATAGATCGGCCATGTCGGGGTATCCTTTAATAAGAGGTCGGGGTTATTAAACATTCGTCGGGAAAGAGTTAAAGCGGGTGGTCAACCCCCGACAAGCCAACCACCCTAGCCCCGCAGCGTAGCGAGGATTGTTTACCCTTGCGGGATTACGTTACGTCGGATTACGGATAATCTCAACGCTGCTGTTCTCAGCCGTATCGTACAGAGCAACGAAGGGCAGAGTAACAATACGAGAAGTGGGGTTATCTACAGGAACACTAGCCCCATTGATCTTCACACGGGGGAAGTGGAAGGTGTAGTTGGAAGCCCCACTGGGATCGTTCACAGTAACTTGGAAGGCAGATGTCGTCTCGTTGACGAAACGGTTGATCAAGGAAGCATCTTCGAAGTATGCAGTGATCGTACCCTCGACAGTAGCCATACCAAACTCAAGTTGCGGAGTAGTGGCAGAACCAACAACAAAGGTAGGAGCAAGAGAGTTCGTGACACTGAAGTCGATACCAGTGATGATGGCTACAGAAGTCAGACCGCCAGTAGCACTTGCGTTGCCAATAGCCATAGCGCCAGAGTAGCTGTCGAAGGGCTGGTTGGTGCTAGAAGCATCCTTAGTCGGGTCAACAGAAGTACCCGAGATAGCCATGTCCTTACCAATCATGCTGAATGTAGCAGCAATCATTGCGTTAGGCTTAATCGAAATAGCAACAGTATTGACAGTCATACCCGTGAAGAGACGGAACTGAGCAATGTCAGCGGCTGCATCTTCAATGGTGAAAGATTTGGCGGTAGAGCCGATCTTCAGAGCGCGGTTTTTGATAGTACCAGCGACAGTCTGAGAACCCGTAGTGGCGTTAGCATACGAGACAGAGGTTGCAGTGCAAGCAGTGACAGTGTAAGTACCGTTGTAGCCAGAGGGGGTGACACCAGCAACAGTGATAGCAGAACCAACCGGGAAGGGAGGGATTGTCTGAGTTGCAAAGGTCAGAGTAGCTACACCAGCAGAGCCAGTAGCAGTCAGAGTAGCGATGGTTGCAGAGTCTGCAAAAGTACTCATGAAAGCACTTTCGAGCAAGGCATCATAGTCACCTTTGCGAAGGTCAACTACAATATCACCACCAGCTTGACGGTTGCCATGACGGTCAACACGAAGCATACGGTCTGGTTGAATATCGTTCCCGGTAACACGGTCTTTGGTCATTTCCAGAGAGTGCGTGTTGTAGGGAAGTTGAACCAGAGCGGGGCTACCGGGGGTAACACCAAAAGAAGATTCAGTTACGTAGGACAGGCCAGAACGGCTACCTTGTGAGAACGCCATGATTAGTTTCCTTTGTTAATTATAGACATACCAGCCGACAGTGACTGGAGTGCAGTAGAAGGGGGAGTCAAGGAAACTCGTCCTGACTTCAGAGTAGTCTACAGAGATAGTCAAACCACCGAAAGAAATATCTGTAGCAGCGTTAAACCGAGCCAGCAATAGATCGGCAATATCATAACCAGCACCTGACCCAAGCCCTTCAGGGGTACAGATTAATAGACTGTAGAGACCATCATATCTTTGTTGAGGGTTTAAGCCTCGTACAGCAGGTCTACGAGAGGTTGGTACCATATCAGCCTTAACGTAGGAAGTACTAGTTGTAGGTTCAAACGGTACGTTCTGACGAGCTATAGTGGGGATACCAGAGGCTCCAGATAGGTGGCTGTCTAGGCAGGCTCTGATGTCGTTAATGATTGTCATCGGCCACCTCTAACTTTATTTATAGCTGCTTGTAAGTGCAAACCAGCCCGGTTCTCTACGCTAGTGTAAACTGCATAGGGAGGAGTTGATCCCCAACCACTGTATTCAACTTTATTTGCGTAGGGGCTTCTGTTGGCGATATAGACTTTTGTTTCTTCAGGAGAAAGTCCCTTAATTTGCCCAACCAGTTTATCTATAGCATCTGATACGGCTGAGCCATCATCTGGGGGTTTACCGTGGGAGTTTTGTTTACCACCAGAGCCAGTGGTTGAAGTGATCGAGTGGTTCCTAACATAAGTACCAGTGTCAATTGGGGAAGACATAACTAAGTCTTCTGCAATGTTGTACAAGAACTCTGTTCTAACTGACTCAAGGTCTTCTTGGACTTTTTTAAGTTGGGAATTAAAGGAACGTTGAACCATATCATTCCCTCACTTGTAGTTGATAGCACATAGTAGCACTACCAGACTTAATCTCCATGACTTTGACAATGTTCACTGTATCACCAAGACCAAGTATCTGGTCTGTGGCATCAGGCTCTGGTGTAGTTGACCCATTGACCAGTTTGTTATCTAAGACAACCTTACGATCCCCACGGAGGATAGACTGTCCATCAATCATGTCTGGCGTGTAGTCATAGAAATAGCCCCGTACAGCGTAGTCTGTGTTTGTGGCTGTCACAGTACCTGTAGTATCATTGTATGCACTGGCGGCTCTCTTACGAAGCGTTAGGGCTATGCCGTGTTCCTTTATCATCTGACGGAGTGTGTAGGTGTCAAACGCCATTAGGTTCATCGGTGATGTACTGATCAGCCGCTCCTGAGTTATCAAACTGGTCAATAGTGAAAGCAGGTTTAACCCTATCGCTATCTTCCCTTACGGTTTCTACAACTGTGACAGAAATACCGCCACCATAGACACCCAGAGATTTACCAGAGGTCTTCTTGCCTTGGGCTTCAATCTGGGAAGAGAGTTGTTGGTATTGTTTAGCGCGATCACTGTAGTTGGCACTCAAGGCACCATCAAGGGTAGTAGTAACCATCCTGCTGAACTTGGCTGCAATAACTTTGCAAACCCATGACCCTGCGTAGTAGACGTTATCGCCGACTTGTGCTAGGGCAAAAGTAATCTCTTCATTCTGGACAAGTTGGTCTGAGGTGTCAGTATCACCTACAAGAAGACGAACAGTGTTGATACGACCAGAAGAAGTTGTAGTATTTAAATCAGAGACATTATAACTCCAAGACATCTGGTCGTCTCCTTAATTAGTTTTCTAGTTCGCCATAGGAGATACGCCACCTACGAATAAGACCAATCTGTTTATCTTTGATCTTGCTTGTAGTGCATTTCTTCTGTAGGAACTCTCGGCTATCTTTTGTTTTGGCTTTTACTTTCCCATTGA